CTGATCCAGGTAATCCTGCCAACGAAGGTAAGGTATTTCTCTATCAATATGGTAAGAAAATCTTTGATAAACTAATGGATGCTATGCAACCAGAATTTGCAGATGAAGAACCAATCAATCCATTTGATTTTTGGACTGGTGCTAACTTCAAACTAAAAATTCGGGATGTCGAAGGTTATCGCAACTATGATAAATCAGAATTTGCTTCTCAAGAGACGCTTTCTGAAGATGATGCAAAACTTGAAGGTCTTTATAATTCAATGCATGATTTGGCTGAGTATACTGACCCTACTAAATATAAGTCTTATACAGAGCTAAAAACTAAATTGATGAGTGTACTTGGAGAAGCAGCAGTTGCTGGAGCTCCCACAGTAGCCCAAGAGCGTAGCCTTGGAGAAGAAAAAGTAGCGGCACCTATTAAATCGGCTCCTGAACCTGCAATGAGTGCTGTAGCTAGTTCAGATGATGATGACGATATTATGTCGCATTTTGCTAATTTAGTTAACGATTAAATATAACTAGGTAATGCCGGCTTAATTGTCGGCATTACCATCGTCTCAGGCGATTGAGCAGGCCACCGTATTCATCATCAGTTGACGTTGCTGGTGCCGTGACATAATTATAAGTTTGATTATTAACCATAGATTTTAAACCTTCATTTTGAGGTCTCATAGCCTGTTCTGTTATTAATGCTTCAAGCTTATCAGCTATTAGCCCTAATTTATCAGATTGTGCTAGCCTTTCAAGCCGCTCGTCGTCAGCTTTCTTATTTATTAGATGCTTATTCATAGCACTATGTTCATTTGCTAAAAAAGTTTTCATCTGAAGATAATTGTGATCCTGCATATCCCCAGTCTTAGGGTTAAACGCTTGCACACCCAGTATACCCGCGAAAGGTTTTAATCCCTGTTCTGTTCTTTCTGCAGTGGCCGCCGCTACTTCTTGCTTTGAAGTCAACGGACCTGGACCTTCTGTTCCAGATCCTAATCCGAAAAAGTCCATTACAGCTTTTCCAGCGCTGCCTAATTTATTTACGCTTCTTATTATAGTATTTTTAATATCTTCTATGCTTGGAATAAGATCAAAAATCATAGCTAGCATATCAGCCACTTTTTTACCTATTTCTTCCATCAAATTAAACTCACCAAGCGGATTAAATTCAGCAATTTTGTTTGGAATAGTATCAGTAAAGAAACATTTAACCGCTTCAAATTTTTCAGTAATAAATTCCATTACATCAAAATTTTCTAGAGGTGATAAAAAATTACTAATTTTTTCTGGAATTGTATCAGTAAAGAAACATTTAAGACTTTCCCATTTTGCGCTAATATTATCTAATATACCTGTGCCACCTGCTTTTATTATTTCCCATACTGCTTTCATTGCGGCTGGTATTTTAACGGTATAAAAATCAACAAGAAAATCCCAATACATTTTAAGACCAGTTTCTGCAGTACCTAATAGATTGCTTCCTAATGCTTTTATTGTTTCCCATACTGCTTTCATTTTAGCTGGTATATCTACAGTGAAGAATTCAACAACATTACACCAAGTATCTTTTATTCCAGATATTATATCAGAACCGAAAGCTTTTATTGATTCCCAAGTTTCTTTCATTTTAGCTGGTATATCTACAGTGAAGAATTCAACAACATTACACCAAGTATCTTTTATTTTAGATATTATATCAGAACCGAAAGCTTTAATCTCTTCATATTTTGTAGTAATTTTGGTGTTGACTCTGAGAAACCAATCAACTACTCTGGCCCAGGTTGCAGCAATTGGAGCTGCAACATTATCAACAGCGGTGGTAAGCCAATCAGTAAAATATTTTGGTACATCTACAGTAAAGAATTTTACTACTTCATCCCACTTAGTTTTAAGTAAATCTTTACTGATGTCCCATGCTGTTACAAATTTATCTTTTGTAGTTTCAATCCATCCCGGTATTGTTTCAGTAAAGAATCCAGAAAGCACTTCCCACTTTTCGGTAATATAAGCTAATCCATCTTCAATATGACATGATAAACTATTCCACATATCGTCAAAACTTTTACTTATAGAGGGTATAACCACTTCCATGTCAGGCATAAGACTTAGAACAGCATCGTAAGAATTTTTAAGAAGCCACAATAAGCCCATAGATTCTGTTGTCATTTTTCCGGCTTCAAAATCCCATCCTAAAGCCGCTTTAAATAGTTCATTCAAACCTGCGCCGAACTCTCCACTTAATATTAAATCGATACCATTAAATATGGTTTCAATACTTTTCACAACTGTTGAGAGTGTTACACTAACAAAATCTTGAATAGTACACTTAATTCTATTAAGTGGTTTTACAAGAAATTCGGTTATTGAATTTATAGTATCTTCTATTGTTTTTGTTAGATCTGTTTTCTCACCGTTTTCATCTACAAAAAAACCTACTATTTTATTTTTTATAGAAGTAAATGAAGTTTTTATAGAATTCCAACTTTCTTTTATTTTTTCTATAGCTTCTTGAAAATTTTTATTTTCACCAATATCTTTAAAGGTTTGATAAATTAAATATATTACTGCACCTATACCAGTAGCTCGAGCTCCGAACATAAACATACGTTTTAGCATTCCGAAAATTTTTGTAAATTTTAAGAGAAATCCCCCAGCCCAAGCAGCTACCCCGCCTAGCATTGAACCTATTCCACCCATAGAACCACCTGCATCACCACCGCTAGCACCGCTGCCGCCAGAAGTGGCAACCGCGCTTGATGTTCTTCTCGATGCTTCTCTTTCAGCTTCCAAATCTTGACCAGATTTTCTTGCTTGCTCTTTTTGAAATTTTAGAAGATCTTTCACACTTTTTGACAGATCACTAATTTCTTTTTTAGTCTCTTTGGCTGTGTCGTTTTGATTCTCGTTTACATTAACAAGCTGCTGTGTTAACTGTTCTATAGTTGCCATATTATTCTATCCTATTACGTCTGCCCAAGATTACGCTCTTTTGCTTTGTCGTTTTCTTCTTTTATGTGTTCACTTAAAAGCATAATATAGATTTCTCTTTCCCACGGTATCATGTTTTCTAGTTCACTTAACGAATAATTATGGTCTTGCATCATCCTGAAGTTACTCTTATAAAAATTTATAAGACTATCATGAGAGAGGCATACTAAAAAAAATCAGCCATTCCTTGTAGTTTAATTTCATTATGATGATTGCAATTCTCACAATCAAATTCAATATTCTTTATAATCTGCGGCATTTTCTCAGTATAATTTTTTATCATCTCAAATTGTGCTGTGCTTAAAGAATCAATAAATGCAGTCACTGATTCCTGTGATTCGTCTCTCAGTATAATTTGATCATCAACTGTATTTACGTATTTAATACAATTACCAATCATCATCATTGTAAGTTCAGTGCTACTCATTTCTTGCATTCCAGCTTTATTTAAATCACTATAAGCTGGCCATTGCATTTCTAAACTAATATCGTCTGTAAGAACAATTGTTGATGACACATCAGGCATAGCCGGAGCAATATCAGATAGATCAACAACTAATTCATTTGATTCTTCGCATTCAGTACATTTTAAATTCAGTTTACTTGTTTCTCCAACAGATTTAGATCTAATAGTTACGAACATATATTCAATATCAAATATTGCGAGTTCATTCCATTTTATATCACTTTCCTCTGTATCGACACACGCCTTTATGGTATCAATAATTGATGAGAACATTTGATTTGAATCTTCTGATTCCATAGCAAGCATCAGAACCTTTTCTTCTCTTACTAGATAAGGTCTAAAACGTACTATTTGACCAGTTGATGGAATAGTCATTTCATATTTAGGTTTGTCATTTAAAATTGGTAGTGCCATTATATTACCTCATGGTTTAAAATTATAAATATTATCCGATATTTCTGAATGGATCTAACCATACACTTTTTAATTTATTTAAATCTCGTACATCTTTTACGAATTGATCAATTCCGTCAGGAAGACCTAAGCCACTGCCACCTGGAACATTTTTCATAGCGGAGGGTATCTGTGACAAATATCGAGTATATGTTATAGTCACGGTTGTATCTACAATACCGTTATTTTCGTTCGAAAAATCTTGTTGATTTATAGTCACAGGAAAAGCATCTATTAATGAAACGCCAAATAAAGGAGATCCCTCTGTTGAAAATGCAGTTATTGTCATATCTTTTGCGTATGATTTTTTAAAGTTAAGTTCTCCTTCATCTTGATCTACTTGTGTATTTTGCCAAGTTTGAAAATATTTTCTTATTGGAAAATCATTTGGTTCATAAAAAGAAAGTGTTACATCTGATTGAGCATAACCATAAGTAATTTTCTCTTGTTTCATTCCTATTACCCGCTCTGATGTTAGCATTTGATTCATAGGTAAAGAACAGGATCTGCATAAAAAATGTAAGGTATCTCGAGCTGGCAGACCCTGAGCCACTGCAGCAACTCGCGATTCATTGCTTGGAGGTTGAAATTTGTTGTGGTCATCTTCTATGGTTCTACCTGCAGGCAAACCTATCACAAATTTATTTGATCTTGCTAGGCCTTTTCCGATCTGACCTTTAAAAGCATCAATATTAAATATACGACTATTACCCATTTATGATCTTCCTCGAATTTTGATATACTTCTCGACCAGATGCTTTATTCCAGGATGCAGTTGGAAGAAATGTAGCTATCTCCCACTCAGGTGCATGCACAGTTGCAAGTCTACTTTTCAAATGTTTCTTTAAATAATGTTTAATAGTAGGTTTGTAGTATTTCATATTTGTTGCGGCTTTGACTGTTCGATATGTAACATTAAAATCATCTTGCCCTGCATTTTCCATTAGAGCATCAAGAAATTTAGCTCGTAAAGTAGGTGGCAAATAATGAAGATTCATTCCTAAAAAGCCTCCCTTTGCTTTACCAATAATAATTACAAGCGGAAAGCTATCATAAAATGGCAATGTTTCTTTATGCTTTGGATCATAGAAGAACATGCACATCTTACCAATATCAGTATTATTAGTAAGAGTCAATTCATCTTCTTGCATTAATGTACCTTGTTTAATTCTACGAAACTCTTTTCCGCGCATAGAAGTAATTTTCTTGCGGAACCATTCACGCGATTCTTTAGAACGAGGTGTAATTCCCGCTCTAAAGGCTTCTAATTCTAGTGTTTTAAATATCTCTGTCATGAATCTATTTATACTTTTTTCTTAGGTTTCTTCATTGGAGGAAGTGGTTTCATTTTTTTTGGAGGTTTTGGCATTATTCCCATTTGCTGTAGTGTATGCTCTGTCCATATCTGAAATTCCCATTTATGATCTGCTGCATACGATTTAGCGGCTTTCCATTTATTCATATTCTTTACATATGCTAGACCTTCGGTTATGTACCGTTTAGTTTTTTTACCTGGATTTTTTGGAGGGCGTGTCTGAACATCTGGTTTTATTTCAATTAATAATGTTTTTCCGTTCTTAAAAGTAACCTTAAGATCTACAAAGTATCTATGATATTTTTTATCTACTTCATAAAGATAAGGAACTATAACTTCTTCACTAGACCATGAGACTACATCAGTTTGTTCATCACACCATCGAAAACAATGTCTTTCCCACATCGAGCGATATACGATTTTAGTATAATCTCCACGATATTTACGAGGATTTTTTGGATTAAATTTACCCGAGTATGTTTTCATGTTTTCCTATATAAATATAACTAGTAGAATTTAGCTTTATTTATAGGAAATTTCGTATGGTATTTAACGTCGAAGATACGGCTGCTAGGCTCAGAGGAACAAGAAAACGAATCATGGGCAGTCTTGATTTCGAAGCCCGTGCCGGGAGGCAAATGGGAGGTCTCGATTTCGAAGCTGAAGCCGATGTTGCAACTGCAAATGCAGTGAAAACAAGAAAAAGAAGATTTAAATTTCCTTTAGTAAATGAAAACGATTATAAAGCTTATATCTTATTTCAACCAATAATTACTACTCCTCCAGAGTTAGGTGAGTCAATGAAAGCTTTTGGTGAAATGTTTAAAAGCTTAGCAGATCTAACAATAAGAGCT